ACGTGCTCGCCGCGCTTTACATGATGGGCGCCGAAATTCACATCTGGACCGGCCGTTCCGAGGAAGTCGAGATCGAAACCCTTGAGTGGCTCGATCGCCACGACATCGAAGCTGACGTGAAAATGAGGCCGGCAAGCGATCATCGGCCCGATACCGAGCTCAAGGCTCAGTGGCTCGCAGAATGCGGCTGGAAACCGGACATCGTGTTCGAGGATCGCGCCTCGGTAGTCGAGATGTGGCGCTCGCACGGCATTGTCTGCTGCCAAGTCGCACCGGGGGATTTCTGATGAACCGCAGTGAGCAGCGTGAAACCGATTTGGCTGTCGTCGCTATGGCACGCCGCCATGCCGACCGCAAAGACCTGAGCATCGGGGCGGCGAAGACACTGATCCGCGGCCTCGCTGCAAAAGTCGAGCGGTACGCCGGGGAGCAAGACTCCACCGGTCAACCTCACAGCTCGGTCAAGCCGGGCAAAGATGAAGAGGAGGAGGGGAAATGAGGAGCGCGGAGGCATTGAACTTGATCAAGACCGTAGGGGTTGGCGGTCTGGCTGATTTCGATGGATGCGTATGCGGCTCGTTTGCCGTCAAGGGCGTGGGGGTGGACATTAGCTGCCGCAAGGGCAGCACCATGGATTCAATCTTCACCGACTTCTACGGCATTGGGATGCGCGTCGTCTCGCGCGGCGACGAAGGGGACGTTCCCGGCCTCGTGGCAATTGCCGAAGAGCTTATAAGGCAAATGCAGCCGTGGGGATACGCGATCATGGTCCGTTTCTGCTCCTACGAGGACGACAAGAAATGCCGGTGCGTCTATTGCCACAAGCCGCGCGAAAACTTGGACGACTACCTCTGCGCCGCACACAAAGCTGAGCCAGCAATCGCAGCGGCCTATGCTTATCCGACGCTTCGAATTGAGGCGTCAGAGGATTGAAAAAGAATATTATTTCACCACCCAAACCACAAACCTCGGTCAAGCCGGGACAGGATACGTAAACGCTAGATCGGGGGATCAGCACTTGGGCAAGCGCGGGCCGAAAAAGACCACCACGAAACGAGAGCAGAACGGCAGGCGCTCTCGCAAGCAGAAAGATCAGATGGAGCATTTTATGCAGACACTCGAGCTCACGCAGCGCGACACGCTGGGAGTCGGCCTCAACGCGCGTCACAAGGTTTTCGGCGTAGCTCCCCAGCACACGCGCGACCAGAAAGCCGGCTCCGCCATCGGCCGCTTCTGCCTTCAGGGACATATCACCCAGGCGCAATACGACGCCGCCATGATGTTCCTCGAGGCGCGCGAGCGCAACCTTCGCGCCATCGACGCGCCGCCGCAGCCGGGTGCGGTCAACCTCAACGCCACTCATGGCCGGCCGATCATCGTCGAGAACGCCGGTCAGGTCCGCAAATGGCGCGAGGACTATAAGGCCGCCTGCGCCGCGATCCAGGAGAAGCAGAACGAAATCCGGCTCATGGGCAATCTGTTCGGCGCCCTCGATGCGGTGCTCGTCCGTGACATCGAGCGCGACATGTACCTAGGTGACCTGCGCACCGCGCTCAATGCCCTGGTGAAACACTACGGGCTACTGGCGAGGGCAGCATGAAGCGGTGCACTGTCGAGGGCTGCGACGAACGCGCAATGTGCCGGGGCTACTGCTCCAGGCACTACTCGCGCTGGCAGAAGCATGGCGACCCCGTGGCGGGCAGGACGCGCGAGGGTGCCGTGCTCGAATGGTTACGGCAACATGTAGGTTACGAGAGCGAGGATTGTCTGATCTTCCCTTTCGCGAGGAAGAAGACAGGCTATGGTGCCGTCAAGTTTCGAGGGCACATCATCGCGGCAAGTCGCGCGATGTGCTTTCTAGCTCACGGCGACCCTGTCGACGAGCGATTGGTTGCCGCGCATTCTTGCGGCCACGGGCATCTTGGCTGTGTGAATCCAAAGCACTTGCGGTGGGCCACCAGCAAGGAGAACGCTGCCGATTTTGCTGAGCATCTCAAGCAGGGAGTTGTCGAGCGGGCTGTGCGGCGGAAGGTGAGCGCCGAGCAAGTGGGAGAAATTCGCCGCCTTCGGGGTGCCGAGTATATGCATGTCACAGCCAAGCGTTACGGCATCAGTGAGAGCATGGTTTGTCGTATTCAGAGAGGAAATCGACGATCAGTAGCGTAGCCCTCTTGCAAAATCCGCCAAATCGGCGCAGTCATCGTTTTGAGACTGACGCTTTGCGTCCAGAGAGCCCGTGGCAACCGCTGCGGGCTTTGTCATTTGAGGCAGCCATGCCCGTTCTCGCCAACGCCCGACATGAGCGTTTCGCCCAGTCATTGGCTCAAGGCAAAAGCGCGACAGAGGCGATGCGCGATGCCGGCTACACCGATCCGCGCAATTCCACCCGCCTGACGAAGAATGACGAAATTTCGTCACGCGTCGCCGAACTCAAGGGTCAGGCGGCTGCAAACACCGTGACGACCGTCGAAGACATCGCCCGGCAGCTCGACGAAGACCGCGCCTTTGCCCGTGAGAATGGTGCTGCTGCTGCGGCTGTCGCGGCCACGCTGGGCAAGGCCAAGGTTCTCGGGCTCGTCGTCGATAAGGCTGAGAATGTTAACTACAACGTCGACGTCACCGACGAGCCGGCCTCTGAAGAGGACTGGGTCGCCGAGCACAAGCCGAACTGAGTACGTCTGGCGGCCGCAGAAAGGCCCGCAGGAAGCCTTCGTCAAGTGCCCGGTGTTCGAGGTCGTCTATGGCGGCGCTCGAGGTGGCGGCAAGACGGACGCGTGCCTCGGTGACTGGGCGTTGCACGCCAAGCGCTACGGCGAAGATGCAAAGGGGCTGTTCCTCCGGCGCACGCAGATCGCGCTACTGCCCACGATCAAACGCGCCAAGCGGCTGTTTCGACCGCTCGGCGCCGTCTGGAAAGAGAAGGACAAGCTCTTCATCTGGCCGAACGGCGCAACGCTCTACTTCCGGTATCTCGACAAGGACTCGGATGCCGACAACTACCAGGGCCACGACTACACACGCGTCTATGTCGAAGAGCTGACGCAGTTTGCCGATCCCGCGCCGCTCGACAAGATCAAGGCGACGCTGCGCTCCGGTGCGGGCGTGCCGACAGGGTTTCGAGCTTCATGCAACCCCGGCGGTCCGGGCCATGGATGGGTCAAGGCTCGCTACATCGATCCGGGCGCGTGGAACGTCGTCAAGTCGACTTTCACGAACCCATTTACTGGGGAAGAGGTTTCGCGCTCGCGGGTCTTCATCCCGGCCAAGCTGAGCGACAATCCGCAGCTTCTCCACAACGATCCGGGGTACGTCGCCAACCTCTTCATGTCGGGCAGTAAGGCGCTCGTGCAGGCATGGCTTCAGGGTGACTGGAACGTCATCGAGGGCGCCTTCTTCGACTGTTGGGATAGCAACAAGCACGTCGTGCAGCCGTTTGCCATCCCGGCCGATTGGGAGCGGTTCCGCTCCTTCGACTGGGGCTCTGCCGCACCGTTCTCGGTGGGCTGGTGGGCGATTGCCCGCGACGACTGGGGCAGGATTCCCCGCGGTGCCCTGGTTCGATACCGCGAATGGTACGGGGCCAGTGCTCCGGCCAAGGGACTGAAGCTTACCACTGAGGAAGTGGCTGCTGGGATCCTGCAACGCGATGCCGGCGACAAGATCAGCTACGCGGTCGCCGATCCTGCAATCTTCGCCGAGGACGGTGGCCCGTCGCGAGCGGAAATCTTCATCCGCAACAAGGTGATCTTCCGGCCTGCCGACAATCGCCGCGTGGCCGGCAATGGCGCCATGGGCGGCTGGGACGAGATGCGCAACCGGCTAAAGGGAAATGCCGGCGTGCCGATGCTCTATGTGTTCGAAACCTGCAAGGACTTCATCCGCACCGTGCCGGCGTTGCCGCACGATCCGAAGCGGCTCGAGGATGTTGACACCTCGGCGGAAGATCACGTCGCCGACGAGGCGCGCTACGCCTGCATGTCCCGGCCTTGGGTGCGGCCGAAGCCGGGCGCGGAAGAGACCGCCAAGAACAAGTCCGGCTACTCGTCGAAGTCTGAAACCGCCGTCCCCGGCGACTGGCAAAGCTACTGAGGATATCGATGGTCGATCCGAACGCTGCGCCCGTCGATCAGTCGGGCGGCCGAAGCCTGGCGCTGCTCAAGCAGGACTATCTCAACTACCTCGACCTCAAGGTGCTCGAAATCCGCGAGCAGCACGAGGCGCGCCGGTACTACCA